TACTGTTTTGCCAGCGTGACGTATTCCTGACGCTGCTTTGAGTCCAGAGAAAATATCTGTCCGCTTTGCAGCTTCTGAGCCTGGTTTGCCAAACGATCAAACAACCCAGCGGTGTCCCGTGCAGTGGCGAATTCCGTCTCGCGCACCACAGAGCCAGGGTCCAGCATCTTCATGAACCCCGTAATCAAGGCAATGTCGCCAGGGCCAGTTTTTGCGCCTGCCGATGCCTGGATGTTGGAAAAAGTTCCGCTCAAATCACCGTAGACCTTGCTGCGCGCCTGCCATTCCTTTCGAATCTTCTCCTCTTGGTCAAACTTCTTTTGAGGGTCAACTCCACCAGTCGCCTTCAATGCCTCAAGCTGCAATGCCGCCGTTGCGGTTTCAACGCCCAGCTTTCTGGTTTGCGCGATAGCCGAGTTCGTTTGCGCTTGCGTCAACCCCAGATCGGCGGCTTTCTTTTTCAGGTCGGCCAGGACGTTTTGTTCTGCAAACTTGGCATCAACCTTCGCCTTGTCGGCCTGCGCCCTTGCAAGCGCAGCGTCTGCTGCTGCTCGCTCCGGGGCATTTGTTGCCGTGGCCTGAGCAGTGATGGCGTCAGCCACTGCCTTGTCAGCCTTGGCCGCAGCCTCCTTGAGGACCGATGGCTCCATCCTGGAAGCCCTGCGCTCTTCCTGAGTCTTCTGCCATCCCTCAATCGCTTCCTTGCTGCCAGGCAGGCCAGCCATCGCAGCGCCTGCTGCAAAGATGCCATTGGCCGGGTCCAGCTTGGCCAGTTTTGCGACCGTCTCCCATGCCTGCGCCATCTGAGGATTCTTTTCGCGCTCTGCTGCTGCGCGCTCCTCAAGCATAGCAATGCCGATCTGCGGGTCTGTGCTACCCAGTGCAGCCATTACCTGCGTGCCAAAGCTCAGAGCGTTTTGCTGCTGCGTTTTGCTCATGCCCTCAAACACCTTCGCGGCCGCTTCTGACTGATCCTTCGGTGCGATGAGGCGATATTCCGCAAAGTCAGATTCCGTCGCCATCCCTCCGCGAATCTTCCCCAACAGAGAGTCGGCGGCCGTTGCCAGACGATTCTGGGCTGCAAGTTTTGCCTGAATCTCCCGCTCCTGAGCAACCCTCAGCGCAGTCTGCGCCTGAGTTTGCTCCCGCGCAGCTTCCATCTGCTGGGCTGACGCCCCAAGCTTCAGCCCCTGCAGCACCCCTGCAAACGGGTCTGCCTGGGGGATTATGTAGTTGAACGGCTGGACCATGGTGCTACCTCACATCGGGACGCCGGCAGGGATCAGCCCACTAGGCAAGCCCCCTGCATAACCGCCACCAGAGCCGCCGAACAGACTACCGAAAATGTCCTTTCCGGTCTGCAACTGATACCCGCCTAACATCCCCGGCATCTGAGCAAACTCACCAAACGCAGCGCCACGCCCCAGCGCACCGCCGGCCCGTGCTGCGCCTTGCTGCTGCAGCAGGTTCCCCACGTTCACGCCCGTCTCCATGCCGGCCGTGCCCACGCGAGCCGCAGACTGCTGGCCCAGCGATGTCAGACCGCCGAGCCGGCTGTACTGCTGCTCCAGCGCCTGTTGGAGCATCTGAGGCCGGAACTGCGCCAGCGCGGCCTGCACGTTGCCGCCACGCAGCCCACCAGTGGCCGATGCACGCTGCAGGATCGCCTCCTCGCCCTGACGGGTCAGCGCCTGAAACAGCGGGCTCTGCTCGATGCCAGAGATGGCCTGCTGCTGCGCCTCTGCGCCACCCAAGCCGATGAGGTTCTGCATGCCGGCAAGCGCCGGCTGGCCAGCCTGGACATACGGGGATAGCAGTCGCTGTATCTCGTCGAATTGACGTCGCTGCTCTTCGATGCCCATCTCGGCGGCTTGCGTCTGTGCGCCAGCGGCTTTGCCGGCAGCGCGGGACTGCGTGATTGATCCGAGGACGGAACTCCCGGCAATCGCGATTACGGGATTAGGCATCGCTGCCTCCTTTTTTGAACTCTGAGAGGTAGCCGTCCAGCGTCTCGCCGTACATGCCCAGCACCTTGTGAGCCACCGCAGTGGCAGCAGGGGCGCCGTGGCAAAGGCGCACAGCGGCCAGCACCAACTCGTAGTAGCCGGCCCGCCAGACGTAGGACTGAGCCGATGCGCCACCCTCACGCTCCACGCGGTCGGATGCTTGCCACTTCAGCACCATCGAGCCCAGCAGAGGCGTCAGATCGACCACATGGCGCGAGAAAAACGTGTTCTGCGGCATGGCCACCAGGACGTTCCAGATCGTCGCGTCGAGCACCTCGCGCTCGACGGGATCTCCATCGGCGTAATCGTCAAACGCCTGGATGGCCTCCCATAGCATCAGCAACCACTCAGCGGCTGCCGCTGGCAGCATGAGCGAGTCGAAGTGCGTGCGCAGGCTATAGGTCATGGCGTCCTCGGAGGCCGCCGGTAGCCACACACTCGGCGCGTGCATCATACTTGTCAGGTGATTTCGCGTCCAGACACCCGCAGCGTGAGCGCCGTGGCGTTGCTGGCGATGGTAGAGATGAACCCGCCTGACTCCAGCGCCTGGCCCACCAGTTCCTGACACAGATAGGTCTCACCCGGCACCACGGTGCGGTCGTCGATGACGAGGTTCGAGTTGCCTGCCGAGCCGCCCGTGGTGACGAGGTTGACGGAGAACGTGCGGTTCACCGTATCGGTGTTCGTCACCGTGGCCTTGTCGATGATGGCCTTGGCGTTGGTGGCGGTGTATTGCGTGGTCTGCGTGGCCTCCATCTGCTTGGGAGGAACGAGGACTTTGACGGTAACGGTCATTGGAACCCCTGGATGTTGTTGGACACGGTGACGATGATGGACGGGATGCCTGGATGTGGGGCAGCGGCAGGCACGGCCAGCAGTTCCACCGATAGGTCGCTCACCGAAAACATGACCTCAACGTAATCGCCGGCCTTGAGGCTGAAAAAGTAGTTTAGGGCCGAGAAAATCTCGGCGTTGTTGCCCTGGATTCTGATCTGACTGGCCGAGTCCGTAACGTCCGCGCCATTCTTGCGAAACCAGATGTAAAGCTCTGCGGTGCCGCCACTCGTTTTGTCGAATTGGACGGACAGTTGCAGGTTGTAAATGCCGTCCGTGTCTACGTTGATGCGCGTCTGCGGGGAACCGCTCAGGAACACGCCGGATGACAAGTCCGTGGTGTTCAGCGTTACCCCGGTGGCCGTGTTAATGGTCGCCGCGGTTTGCGTGGCAGTGCTGTAAAAAGACCCGTAGCGCGACCGCTTGAACTCACGCGGCGGCGGGGCCGTGGTCAGCAGTTCCAGCGCCGTGCGCATCTGCTCGACGGCGTCCAGCGCCTGCTGCGCCTTGGCCTCGGCTTGCAGTGCGGCATCCTGCGCCAGCGTGGCAACAGCGTCCAGCGCCTCGGTGGCCTTCTGATCGGCGTTCCCGGCCGTGATTGCGAGGTCGCGCAGCGTTGTGGGCTGCAGCTCGCCCACAAGGTCAAACATGCGCTCGAACTGCTTGATCTGTTCATGATCCTGCAGGAACGACGCGAGTTGATCCCGCGTGAGGTTGAGCTTCGATGTGGCCATCAGTACGCCAGCGCCTCGATCTGCGCCTCCAGGCGAGCGAACGACAGGTGCGCCTGACTGTCACCCCGGAACCGCTGCATACGCCAGTGGCGCATGGAGCCCTGCCGCAGCCACACTAGGCGCTTGGCGCGGTTGCCAATGGATCCGGCGCGGATGAAGTGATCCTGCCCCCAGGCCGAGCCATCGAGGGAGTAACTGGTGCTGATCTGCGGGTCGATTCCCGGCGCAACTCGGCCCGTGAGCGCCACCAGTTCCAGTTCGTGGAACAGGGCGCCGCTGCCGGCGTTGTAGACGATGATCGTGCCGAACTCCCAGCGCACCGTCTGTCCCCAATGGTCGCTGCGCGTGTCCACGAAGTGCCCGATGGCCGATGACGACGGGTCGCCTATGCTCCATTGGTTGTAGGCCCAGACGAAGTTGCGGGCGCGATACTGCGCGAAGCCCGTGAGCGTGGTGGTCAGGGTCGTCCAGATCGGCTGATTCAGAGCCTGCGTGGCCGCAAGGTCGAACACCACCGTGCGGTCTGGAAGATGGACGTACAGAAGCTGGTGGTTCTTGTCGTTGCGGGCTTCGAGCTTGACCTGCGAAAGTTGCACCTCGGTGTAGGTCAGCAGCAGGCGGTCAATCTCGTCGGTGCTGATCTTCTGCGCCGTGGCATTGGCGCCCATGTAGATGCCGGGGGCCTCGTTGCGGCCGCTGCCGAGGAAGGCGATTGCCTCGTTGAAGACGCAGCAGGCAAAGGTGCCGATGGCGCCCTTCTGGACTTGGGCGCCTTCAATGCGAGCGAACGGGAACAGGTCACCGCCCACGTTGTCGAACACCTCGATGGTATGCCGGTTCAGCGCATAGACCTCGTTGCGCAGCTTGAGCAGGGCCACCACCGGGTCAGGGTCTACCTCGGATGAACCGTACTTCAGCGGGTTCACCTGCGTCGGGTCCGTCAGTTCCGTGACCACCAGGAACTCGCCATCGGTGGTCATGAAGTAGCCGTCAACCCAGCAGAAGTCCAGCACCGTGCCGAGGTCTGGATCGGTCACTTGCGTGAGCGTCGTGCCGTTCCAGTAGTACAACCGTCCACCGGATGCGATGGCCAGGCGGTCGAACGAGTAGTCGAACGTCACCAGTTGATCCACGGGGCCGCCCACATCACCCAGCACCGTCACCGCGCCGCTGTTGGAGATGCTCACCAGCTTGGTGCCCATGACGCGGTAGAGCGTGCCGCGCCACTCAATGCCGCCGCGGTCAGTGCCGGGGCCGGTGCCATCGCTCACGATCCCGTCAGCAGGGCGCAGGTAGGCGTCGCTGATGCCGCTGCCCTTGGGCGTGACGAAGAAGTTGACCGGGTAGGCCGTGCGCAGGTCAGGGCCGTTGTCGGTGTAGATGCCGCTGACGATGGGGATTGCGGCCATGTCAGCAGTTCCACGCCTTCAGGGCCAGCGCCTTGCGGGTAGGCTTGCCCTTCTCGTCCTTCATCGGCCCAGGCATCCCGCCCATGCGAGCGCAGAACGACTTGCGCCGTGCGGCGTCCTTCTCGGTTTTCGGGTTTGGCGCAGGGGGCTTGAGGTTCATGCCCTGAGCCTTGGCAGAAGCACGCCCCTTGGCATTCAGGCCGCCCTTGGGGTTCTGGCCTTCCTTTCGGGTCCACGCAGGGCTCTTGGCCATGATCAGGCCCACATTCTCGCAGGCGTTACCGGAAATACTTGGTACGGTGCCAGCTCCGGGGTTTCGTCGGTGTGGCGCACGTTGACATGCCAACCGTCCAGCGGAGCCATCTCAGGCACTTCGCCTTCGTCGGTTTGGATCGTCTGGCCCGTGGGCTTGTAGATCGTGCCGATGACATCCACAGCGGCGTACTTGGGCACCAGCACCGTCTCGACCACATCGCCCTGCACGTTGGTCTGCTCGGTGAACAGCGCCGCGTTGGCCTCGGCTTCGTCAGCGAATTTCAGGAAGGTATCGTGGTACATGGGTGCTCCTTAAGCTGTGATGGCCTGCAACTCGGCATTGCTCAGGCGGCGGGGGTAGTAGGTGATGCGACGGAGATATGAACTAGCGTATGAAGCAGCGCCGTTGCTCCCCAAATACAACGTCGTTACTGTCGGCAAAGTTCCTGATGTATCGGTTCCAACCGTTCCGCCACCTTGAGACGTTGCAAAATCATTTACTGCATACGCGCCTGCCACTTTGACAGTAGCGTTGTTTGCAAAACTGCCGGCATTATTGATGTCTGCTTGATCTACGCCGCCATCAACTATTCTCCATGCGGTGCCCGTAAGGCTTGTGTTGTTGCTGATGATCATGCGCTCATTAGATGTTCCATCGCCAAATGTTGCTTGTGATCGAGATGCGGTTGCCGCTGGGATGCTGAACTCCGCATACAACGTCCCCGCACTCGCGTTGTACCAAGGGCTCAGCGTATTCACTGAAGCCACATCGGCTGCACGGGTCAGCGCGGTGGTGGTGGTGGGGATGTACGAAGTGGGGAAGGCTCCGACTTCAAGTTGAGCGCCGAATACAAAAATACCGCTTGTGCCGTCGCCGGTGTAGCTGGTCGTTGTGCCAGTAGAAATCAACCTAATTGTCAGCGTCGATGTAATGCTCGTGCTTTTCAGCGGGAACACCGAGCATCTGTACCAGCCATTTCCTACAGCGGTAATTGTTCCTGTGCCTGATACCACCGTTCCATTTGACAAATCAAAGGATGTAATACCAGAGGATGCTTGAGCGTTGTCAAATAGCTGACATCTGGTCCTTTCAGACGCCTTGGCGAAAACGCTGATTACATACGCCGAGTTGTCAACAGAACCGCCAAGCGAAATGGATTGCGTTGTAATGTGCGTGCCAGTAGACGTATCCTCCACCAGTTTGTCTGCAACCGTAGTACCAGTGGGCGCGGTCGTTGCGTTGGCCGTAATCGTTGATCCGGACTTTGACCACGTTGCGCTGCCCCAATCTTCAGACTGCAAGCACAAATTCGTCCTCGCCTCCTCAATCAGCAGCCCCTGAGCCGCCAGCGTGCTGGGGTTGTAGTCGAACCGAGGGACGTCAATGGCTGCGCTGGTCAGCACACCAGCCGAGTTGAAGAACGTGGCTGTGCTGGCACGGGTGAAGGTGATCCGGGGGTCTAGCGCATTCGTTCCATTGACAAAATCAAGCGCGAACGATGGCCCGGAAGCCCCGAAGAACCTGAACCGCGAAGTCGAGCGCGTCAGCGGATACATCTCAGTACCCTTCACCCGCCATGATGTGCAGTGAGCTGCTGCCAGATGCGGTGATGTACGCCACCACGTTCTGATCCTGCGCCTTGCTGATTGACACCTGAGTGCTGGGAAGCACAGGGTAATCAGCGGTCGTGGCCGTTGCCGAGCCCTCGCCCACGCGCACGTAGGCCACCACCGTCGAACTCAGGTTCGTGATGACCAGCGCCTTGCTGCCGAATCCGACAGTGCTGGATGCCGAGGTGCTGGTCGGGGCCACGGTGACACCGCTGCCATAGGCCGGATTGAATGATGCTTGGACTGACATGATGCCCTCGTCAGGAAATGCGATACCAGGAATTGGTCGGCTGATAGAACCGCAGCCGGAAGAAAGCATTGGCCGCCAGCGTGGTGGGCGCACCAAACGCCGCAGTCGCGCCATTCAGCCCCACGGCAAACGTGGTGATGGTCTGCGTGGTCGTCACCAGAATCTCGGTGCCGTCAGGCGTCGAGGTGTTCAGGGGCAGCGTCACGGTGCCGGCGGCCAGCGTGCCGGCAGGTTGCAGAAGAATCCACTGCTGCTCACTCACGGGCGTGGGCGCGGCAATGTTGAAGCCCGTGGAGGGAACGTACAGGTTCACCGCCACCGTGGGCGATGCGAACTGCTGCTGGAAGTAGGACAACAGCGCCGACATCGGCAGGCGCCGCGCGTCGCCGTTGTTCGGGCTGTAGACCGGGATCTGATCGCCGGCAGAGGCTTCTGACAGCAGCGGAAGTTGATTGATCGTCGGCATGTGCGCCTCTCAGAATTCAAGCGGGCCGTCACGGCCTGCCAGGATGGGTTCTTCCGGGTTGTCCACGAACGGATCATCGTAGGCCTTGGCACCGGCACCACGCGGCATGGACGCGGGGAGTTGCATCTCCATCGGCATGGCCGCCCGCGACAGCAGCGTGTCATAGGTGCGCTTGGCCGTGGCCTTGGTGTCTGCCGAGACGGTTTTGCCGTAGCTGGGTGCCAGCTTGATGCCCAGGTTCGTGATGATCGCCTCGTAGGCGGCATCCGGCACGTTCGTTTCGTCGTCCAGTCCGGTGTCCTGCGGAGATCCTGGCAGTGGGTAACCCACGCGGATGCCCAGGGCATTCCACGATGCCATCTGCGCGTCCAGCCGGCGAACGGCGCTCTCGACCTGCTGCGGACTCAGGTCGAAGACGTAGGACGCCAGGCCAATCTCCTCTAGCGAGGCCTCGACAAACTGGCGCTTGGAGTACCCCATGTCGGCCTCAGATCGGGTCGTCGTCGGCCGGTGCCGGCGGGCTCATGGCGGCGGTGATCTTGGCCATCAGCGTCTCGTCGCTCCAGCGGCGGTCGACCTTGATGCCCAGCAGTGCGGCCTGCTGCTCCATCTCAGCACGGGTAGGCGGGGCGTTGTCTGCAGGCTCAGGGGCCGGTGCTGGCGTGGGCGCAGCGGGCTCCAGGCCCAGCGCAGCCAGGAACGACTCATGCCAGCCGTCAGCGATGGCCGCGCCGAGGTCTTCGGGCGCCACGCCCTTCATGTCATAGGTCTTCCCCGGAGGCCCGAAGTGCGGGCCAGGGCTGCGGTAGACCACGGTGATGTCGTCGCTCATTTCTTGCCCTTCGGCTTTGCGGTCTTGGCCGACTCACGGAATGCGGCGGCACTGGGCGCGCCCTTGGCGCCAGGCTTGCGCATCTTCTCGCCACTGCCTTCGGCGATGCGCTCGCGCTTGGCGTGGATTGCAGCGTACAGGCCGGCGGGCTTCTTCACTTCTTGCCCTTCGGTGCAGGGCCTGGACCCTTGCTCGGCTTGCCGGCCTTCATGGCAGCGGTGCGCGCCGTGCTCAGGGCGATGGCCACGGCTTGCTTCTGCGGCTTGCCGGCCTTCATCTCCTTGGAGACGTTGGCGCCGATCGACTTCTGCGAGTAGCCCTTCTTCAACGGCATGGTGCGCTCCAGATGTGAAAACGCGGGCGGCGGCCAGGAACTCCCAACCCTAACCGCCCGCGTTGAAGTCTACCAGCGATCAGGACGCGATACGGTAGATCGTGTAGGTGGCCGCAGCAGTCTTGCGAGCGCGGAACAGGCCCGAGCTGCTGAGTGCAACCGCCATGTTACCGACCAGCGTGCAACCCGCTACGCCACCGCCCACCGAGATGGTGAAGGCGTTGGTCGCGCCGGTGTTGATGACACTGAAGTCCACCGAGTCGTTGATTGCC